TTCGCAGACCTAGAAGATGGAAAACTTATCAGCTTCACATTAACTGGCGCAGCCGACGATGCTGATGTAATTGCTGGTGCGATTAACTCTGCAGGATTCTTCCATGTAGAAGCCAGCGTCGACGCACGCAATAGACTAGTTATTTCGCACAGAGTCGGCGGTGAGATACGTCTAAAAGACGGTGCAGGAACTCCGCTAATATTGCTCGGTTATGTGGCATTCGATACTACAACTAACTCTGGAACGGCAAATCTATACGATGCGCCTGCAGGCGATACACAATATGAGTATGTTGCCACAAATTGGAGAGTGCTCACTTACACAGCCTCCGAAGATCCGCCAAATGCTATACCTGCCGATGGCAGACTATGGTACAATTCTGTCGTAGACAATGTAGACATCATGATCCACAACGGCACAACTTGGGTAGGTTATCTAGATTCAACATCTCCGTATTATGATGCAACTTTAGATCTAAGAACAGACCCAAATGGTCCTATCGTAAGTGCTACAAGACCTGCTACACAGAGCGATGGCACAACGCTACGCAATGGTGACATATGGATCGATACTGGAGATATTGAAAATTATCCTTCCATCTACAAATGGGATGCATTTAATTTGAGATGGTCCGCAGTAGACAAGACAGATCAAAGCACAGACGACGGCATACTTTTTGCTGACGCACGATACAATACATCAGGTGTAAACAGCAACGAGCCCGGCGACATTGCAGATCTGCTGGTAAGCAATTTCTTAGACTTTGATGCTCCAGATCCGGACCTATATCCTCGCGGCATGCTGCTGTTCAACACACGTCGCAGCGGATACAATGTGAAAAAGTTTGTGCGCAACTACATCGATCAAGATGCAGATAACATCAGAATGAACGATGAGTCGATGGAGACCTACTATCCACATCGCTGGGTCAACGAAAGTGGCAACGCTGCTGACGGTTCTGGACTATTTGGTCGCAAGGCACAGCGCAAAGTAGTTGTCAAGGCTCTCAAAGCAATGACAGACACCAATCAAGAAATCCGCGATACAGAAAGAAGGACATTTAACCTTCTAGCAAGTCCTGGATATTGTGAACTGATTGCCAACATGATCGCGCTCAATACTGATAGAAATAACACAGCGTTTATCGTTGGAGATACACCTTTCCGACTAACAAGCGATGCTACAACTCTTAACGATTGGGGTTCAAATGCAAATCTCGCAGTTGACAACGGTGACGAAGGTCTTGTAAGCTTTGATGAATACCTAGGTGTTTACTATCCTTCCGGCTTTACCACTGACAACACCGGTAACGACATTGTCGTTCCTGCAAGCCACATGGTTCTACGCACTATAGCACTAAGCGACGGCGTCAGCTTCCCATGGTTTGCTCCAGCAGGTCTGCGCCGCGGCAACGTAAGCAATGCAAGTTCGATCGGTTATGTCGATGCACAAGAAGGAGAATTCCGCAGCATCACACTAAACGAAGGGCAGCGCGATACGCTGTATTCTGTCAGCATCAACCCAATCACTTTCCTAGTAGGAGCAGGATTGTTTGTGTTCGGACAGAAGACTAGAGCAAGCACAGCAAGTTCTCTAGACAGGGTCAATGTTGCAAGGCTTGTAGTTTATCTACGTGACCAACTAGATAAGCTAGCTAAGCCATACATCTTTGAGCCAAACGACAAGATCACAAGAGACGAGATCAAGGCAGCAGCAGACAGTCTGATGTTAGAACTAGTAGGCAAGAGAGCTATATATGACTTCTTAACTGTATGCGATGAGAGCAACAACACACCACTTAGGATTGACCGCAATGAACTATACCTAGACATTGCTATCGAGCCAGTCAAGGCAGTTGATTTCATCTACATACCGCTAAGACTCAAGAATACAGGAGAAATTGCTGGGCTGTAATGGCCCAGCAATTTGCCAGGATTATATAGAGCATAAATACAATTAGAACTTAGGAGCCTAAAATGTCAATTTCAACACTATCAAGATTTACGGTGCCTCTAGCATCTAATCAGAGCGCATCAAACCAATCATTGCTGATGCCAAAGCTAAAATATCGCTTTAGGGTATCGCTGGAAAACTTCGGTGTATCGACACCAACGACAGAGCTAACCAAACAGGTTATGGATATAACAAGACCGACTGTCAATTTCGAAGAAATCGAACTTCCTGTATACAACAGCAAGATTTATCTAGCAGGAAGACATTCCTGGGAAGCAGTCACACTCAACCTGCGCGAAGACGTGGGCGGCAACGTACAGAAACTGATAGGCGAGCAGCTACAGAAGCAGTTCGACTTCTACGAACAAAGCTCAGCCGCCAGCGGCATCGACTACAAGTTCACAACTCGCGTAGAAGTACTAGATGGCGGCAACGGTATAAACACTCCAAATGTCCTAGAGACTTTTGAATTGTACGGTTGTTTCATACAAAACGCCAATTACAACAATCTAGATTACAACGCAAACGAGCCAGTATCTATAACACTTGCTATACGTTACGATAACGCTATCCAGACACCACAGGGTGCAGGTATTGGCGTACTGGTAAGCCGTACTATTGGCACGTTGGCAACAGGCGGCGGCGTCTAATAGTTTTAATTTCAGCTCCTAAGAATAAAAAGACCAGCCTAAAACCTGGTCTTTTTTTATGAAATAAATAGTATTATGGTAAGTAAATTTAATAGATATCTAGGTTCGGTGGCGTCGCTGTTAGGCGACAAAGGTAACTTAGGCGATTATCAGCACGCTGCTAGATTATATGTAGATGATACATTTCGCTTAGCACCGAAGAACAAATTTCTTTATTATGTTGTGTTCAACCTAAACCCAGACGGTGTACGAGATACTGTCTTTAGCAATAGGCACAGCAGAGAATTAAATTATCTCGTATCGTCTGCAGATTTGCCAAAATTTACAATAGATACAGAAACGCTTAATCAATACAATAGAAAAACCAATTCATACAAGCAGATACAATACGACCCAGTCAATATAAAATTCCATGACGACAACAACGGTATAACTAACCAATTATGGGCATTATACTACGGGTATTATTTTCGAGATAGACGAAATTCGCCAGGAACTGTAGAACCTCCTGCATATAAGAGAAATACATACGGTAATAAGTCTCAACAACAGTACAGATATGGCTTAGACAACGATTCTTCCGCGCCGTTCTTTAAAAGTATTCAGTTGTGTACGCTGTCCAGACAGAGGTTTTTCAGTTATCTTTTATGTAATCCAAAAATAACCAAATGGGAACACGACACTGTTGATCAAACAGACGGTGCAGGACTCTTGCAGAACTCGATGACCATAGCCTATGATGCAGTTTTGTATAGTTCCGGCGCAGTAAAAGCCGACGATCCAGCTGGATTTGCAACACTACATTATGATACAGTTCCTAGCCCGATATTCTTGCAATCTACAGCTATCAGGGCATTAGACAGCGTGCTCGATAGTGTGACAGACTTGCTAGGTGTCGATGGATTGACTGGAAGAAACAGTAGATTTAACAGTCTAAGAAGAGGGAACAATATCTATCAAAATCTCGGTAATAGAAACCCCTTTGGCGCACAGAGTCCAGCACTGTTCGGCGAAAGGCGTCCTAGAGGTATCGGAGGACTGCAAAATTACACATTTGGATCTTCCAGCAACGCAGGCGCTACCACTGCTGTGGCAGTTGGAGCTGGACTTGCCGCAGCTTTTGCTACCAACAGAGCTGGCGCAATTAATCAACAATTCGCTAGCACCGCAACGCCTAACACTGTCGATGCGTTTTCTTCCAGCCTTCCTGGAGGCGCCACTTCATCGACTGTTACAGCTAGAGCAGGACAATCGGAAGCCAATTCATTTAGAGGAGCTGCTTCGAACTTTCCCGAAGCTCCAGCAAACATAACGACTGCAAGTTTTCAACCCACAGCGCCATCAAATGCAGCCAGAGAAATCTTATCAGATTCAGAATTTTTATCCGGAACAAGCCCATTTGAATAATAGGACCCGACTATGACAGAACAGCTTAGAACAAACCTTCCCGCACCAGCGACAACAGACAGTGCCGAAAAGACTAGAAAATTCTTCGACGAGTATTATGACGAAGGCGTAAATTTTGCCAGTGGAGATATCGATGCCGCAGTTGGTTTTTTCAGATCCAAAGGGTTCGATGAATCAGCAGCAATCTCGGTATCGGCAGTATTGCTCAGAGAAGCAAAGAAGGAAAATCTAAAAGTATTTGAACTGATAGATGCTTTGAAAAATCTCGACGAATTGCAATTAAATAACACTGTCAGAGATGTATTAAATTATAATAGGCTTGGAATAAGTGTTTTAGGAGCCAAGACTGACAGAAGTAGAGAAAACGAGTACGAACTTAGAAACATCTTACTATAATGGGCAAATTTGCTAGAGGGCATTATACTTTAAAAAATCCTGAAAAGTACATTGGGTTGAAAACTCCCGTGTATCGATCCAGTTGGGAGTTCGTTTTCATGAAAACCTGTGACGAAAATCCAGCTATACAGAATTGGGCCAGTGAATCTGTAAAAATTCCATACAGAGACCCTACTACAGGCAGACCCACAGTGTACATTCCTGACTTTTTCATAGTATACGTGGATAAAAACGGCAAAACCAATGCCGAACTGGTGGAAATAAAACCCAGCAATCATCAATTGTTAGAAAAAGTAGGAAAAAACCCGGTAAATCAGTATCAATACATCAAAAATATCGCAAAATGGGAAGCGGCACAGGCTTGGTGCAAAGGCAAAGGCATAAAATTTAGAGTGATAAATGAAAATGATTTGTTCCATAACGGAAAGAAGAGATAATAAGTAAAAACATGACCAAAAAATTAGAAGAGTTGCTCAATCTACCTGAACACAAAGAAAATATGAGAGAGATCGAGAAAGAAATCAAGATTCATTCTCGAGAACTTGCAAAGCAGGAAGAAATCGATCAATCATTGAGAGAATTCGATCAGGTATCTGCGGCATTGCCTACAGTGGAAGGCTTAGGCACAGCATCTGACCGAGAATTTGACGATTTAGCAGAAAAAGCAACCAAGGCATACGAAGACCTCATGGACCTAGGCATGAACTTGGAAGTACGGTATAGCGGCAAGATATTCGAGACCGCCGCAGGTATGCTAAAAAACGCTATAGAAGCCAAGGCAGCTAAAATAGACAAGAAATTGAGAATCATAGAGCTTCAACTCAAGAAGCAAAAGCTAGATCAGGATGCAAAAACCGGTGATGACAACACCTTAGACATGACCGATTACGTTATCAGCGATCGAAACAGCCTTCTCGATAAACTAAAAAAGATGGATAAATAGTTTATAGGAAAAGCAATATGAAAAGTTTCAAAGATTACTTAACCGAGAGCAAAAAAACGTATTCTTTCAGGATCAAGGTCGCAGGTGACCTTCCAGAAAAGTTCGAATCAAAGCTGAAATCTGCCTTAGAAAAATGGTCAGTGGTTGAAATGTCTAAATCAACAACACCTGTGCAGAAAGTTCCATTAGATTTTCCAGAAAAAGAAAATATGGAAGTGCATATTTTTGAAGTCACGTTAGAATACCCAGTAACTGATCAAATATTGCATGCATTTGTGGCTGAAAAAACAGAGATTTTCTCCAGCTGCCTAAAAGTAAGGAATGCAAATGATCCTCTGGAAGACTACAGCAAAGAACCAGATTCCAAGTACACTGTAAAACTAACCTCCGAGTTGGAAAATCCACATCCAGACACTCAAAAGTCGGTAGGAGAGCAAGGAAAATTAAATTTCCTTTCCAGCATTAGCAAAGACAGGCCTGCTATGAAGCCTTACAAAGGTATCAATGATGCCATACTGGCTAAAAATATGCCTAGTGAAAAGGATACATCTGTAAAATCTGACGACAACGCAGCACACAGCGTATTAGGCAGCAAAAAAATGCCAGATCCAAAAGGAATAAGAAAATGAGCGATATGAAAAAGTTCTTAAAGATCGTAGAAGGTGATGATCAGTTCACGACAAAGCGCCGTCTTGACCAAACCGCTCAGCAGCGCAACGAGGAAGTAGAACTCGAGGAAGGTCCTTTTACTGGCATCGGCAAAATGCTAATGAAGCATAAGCTAAAAAAGGGTATAAAAAAGGATTACGATGCCAACATGGATGCGCTCGATGATGGGGATGAAGGTGAATGGGTCAAAACATATGATGCTCAAAAGAGAAAGGAAAAGGCTCTAGCAAGATTAAGCAGAGAGGCTCACGATGCTGCTATGGGAATGAAGGAAGAGCTTGAACACGTTAATGAAGCAGCATCTTTAAGTTTGAACATGAACGGTGACACTTCTTCTGACGTTGCTGATATGTTTAACAAGATCATGGGACTGTCTGCTCCAAACGTTTCGGTACCCCCGATGCCAGTAGTTCCTCCCATGTCTAAATCTATCGGTGTAGTAGACAAGATGTCTGC